ATGTACATAGATCAACTACATCTTCAGATAGAACAGTAAAGGTAGCTTAATATGTTTACATGGCCTAGTAAAGACCCTGATGAAACAGTAGACTTTAGTATGGATTGGTCAAGGTATTTAAATGATCAAGCTACTATTAGTTCTGTTACTTGGTTTGTTGATAATGCTTCAGGAACTAAAACTGAATTAGCTAGTGTTAATGATGTAGTAAATGGAATACAGTTTGTAGGTAAATCTAATACTAATACTGTAGCTACTATAAATGTTGCACTAGGTACTAATAATTTTAAATATAAATTTAGTTGTCAAATAACAGATACAACTGGAACAATAGCTGAAAGAACAGTATTACTTCCTATTAAGGAAACATAATGGCATATAATTTTTTAGGACTTGTTAATGAAGTTAATCGTAGACTTAATGAAGTAGAACTTACTAGTTCTAATTTTGCTAGTGCAGTAGGATTTTATTCACAAGTTAAAGATAGTGTTAATGCTGCAATACAAGAAATAGATCAAGAGTATCCTGAGTGGCCTTATAACTTTGTTGAACAAGAAGATACTTTAACTGCTGGTATTACTAGGTATAGTTTTCCTGCTAATGCTACTGTTTTAGACTTTGAAAGTTTTAGAGTTAAAGAAGATACTACATTAGGTAATCGAACACAAAAGTTACAAGTATTAACTTATGAAGAATACTTAGATAGATTTGTTGAGCAAGAGTATACAAGTGATACAAGTTTAAGAAGTGTTCCTGTATATGTAGCTAAAGGGCATGGTTTAGAATATATATTATCACCTGCACCTAATAAAGCTTATACTTTAGTATATGAATATTATTTAACTAGTACAGATTTAATAGATTCAACTGATGTGCCTAAAATACCTGAAATATATAGAAATGTAGTTGTTGATGGTGCTATGCATTATGCTTATATGTTTAGAGGCAATACACAAGATGCAATGGTTGCAGAGAAAAAGTTTAAAGATGGTTTAAAAAACATGAGAATTGTTTTAATTAATAAAAATACTTATGTTAGATCAACTATGTTAACAAGAACACAACGTAGTACATATGTTTATAGATTGGCTTCTTAATGCCTGATAATTTACAAACATATGCTTTTGAGTTTAAAGGTGGATTAATAAGTAATCTAGCACCTTTACAGCATGGTATACAGCAACCAGGTACTGCTAGAATATTAAGAAACTTTGAACCTTCAGTAGAGGGTGGTTATAAAAAGATATTAGGTTATAATAAGTTTGATAGTAATATAGTTCCAGGTTTTAATGTTTGTAAAGTACATGGAGCTAGTCAATCAGGTACAACATTAATAATAGGGAATGTACATTTTACACCTGTAGTAGGAGATACTTTAACAATAACAGGAGTAGATGGTACATACACAGTAGCATCAGGAGGTGTAAGTTATAGTAGTACAACTAAAAGAGCTACACTTACTTTAACTACTAGTTTAGATAGTAGCCCTGCTGATCAAGCTAATGTAACTTTTACTAGTGGTTCTAATGAAGCTGTACATGGATTAGCTGCATGGGAATCAACAGTTATAGCAGTAAGAAATAATAATGTTTATAGTTCAGGAGGTTCAGGATTTACACAAATAAATGTAAGTCAGTATGGAGTACCTAGAGTAAATGGTGGTAGTCAAAGTGGTGGAACTTTAAATGTTGATGGATTAACATCAGCACCACAAGTAGGAGATACATTTACTATTGCAAGTGTAGCTTTAGTTTATACAGTAACAACTAAACCTACAGTTAATGCAGCAGGTGAATCAGCAATAGCTATATCACCTGATTTAAATAGTAGCCCAAGTAATGATGCTGTAATAACATTTTTAACAGCAGCAAAAGTAAATGCAGCTACTAATATAAATAGATTTTCTAAATATAGAATAGGTACAACAGAGAAGATAGCAGGTGTAGATGGTAGTAATTATCCATTTGTATATGATGGAACTACTTATACACCTTTAACAGGAGCACCTGATGATGTATTAGGTGCATCTCATACAGCATCATATAAGAATCAATTATTTTTTGCTAAAGGAGATGTACTAACTTTTACTGCACCTTATACAGATAATGATTTTGATGCAGGTAATGGTGCTGGAAATATAAGTGTAGGCTCTAATATAACAGGCTTAATTGCTTTTAGAGATCAGCTAATTATATTTAGTGAAAATAAAATTGATAGGTTAGTAGGTAATACTATAGCTGATTTTGTTTTACAACCTGTAACTAGAAACATAGGATGTATAGATTCAGACACTATTAGAGAGGTTGCAGGAGATGTAGTATTTCTTGGGCCTGATGGTATTAGATCTTTAAGTGGATCAGATAAAGTAGGAGATTTTGATTTAGCAGTTATATCAAAAACTATACAAAAAGAAGTAACAGATGTTATTAATTCTAATAATTCTTTTATGAGTGTAACTATAAAAAATAAATCTCAATATAGATTGTTAGGATTTAATTCTAATATTAGTGATTCTGCTGCTACTGGTATTATAGGAACACAGTTAGCAGGGCCACAAGGTTCTATGTTTGGTTGGTCAGAAACTAGAGGGTTTAAAGCATTTGTTGTAGATAGTAACTATAAATCTAAGACTGAAACAATAGTATTTGCAAATACAAATGGTTTTGTATATAACATGGATACAACTAATACTTTTGATGGTACTGCTATAGAGGCTACATTTGCATCACCTTTTGTAGCTTTAAGTGATCCTGAGTTTAGAAAGACTATTTTTAAATTACATTTATATACAGAGCCTTCAGGTAGTTTTGATACTACAGCTAGATTAAAGTTTGATTTAAATGAAGAGGGTAGTGTACAACCAGCATCAATAGCACTATCTAATACAACATCAGGAGTTGCAGGTGTATATGGTAGAAGCACTTCTACTTATGGTACAGCAGTATATGGTGGTAGATTAAAAAAGAAATTTACAGCACAAACAGTAGGATCAGGATTTAACGTATCAGTATTGTTTTCATCTACTGATTCAAACCCCTCATATTCTTTAGATGCTGCAACATTAGAATATGGCACTTTTGATAGACGATAATAACGAGGTAATTTAAAATGGGTACAGGCTACAATAGAAACGATTCCAGCAATAATATTGCTGATGGTAATGTAATTAATGCATCAGATTTAGATGGTGAATTTGATGCAATAGTTAATGCATTTAAAACAGATGGACACTCACATGATGGCACATCTGCTGAAGGTGCAGCTATTGTAAAAGTTGGCCCAGCACAACAATTAGAAATTAGTGCTACAGCTTTATCTCCAGCAACTACTAATACTTTAGACTTAGGTGGTAGTGATAAACAATTTAAAGATTTGTATCTTGATGGTACTGCTAACTTAGATAATATATCTGCTGATGCAGCCAATGTTATTGGTGCAGTAACTATGGGTTCTACTTTAAGTGTAGTAGGTGCTGCTTCTGTAGGAGGTAGTTTAGGAGTTAGTGGAAATGCTTCTGTAGATGGATCGTTAAGTATAGGTGGCACATTTAATTTTGCTACAGCTAATGTAACAGGAAGTTTAGGAATATCTGATTCTGTTTCTGTAGGTACTACTTTAAGTGTTATAAGTAACACTTCTGTAGGTGGCACATTTACAGTAACAGGAAATGCTTCAGGTGCTGGAACATTAGATGTTAAAGGTGCAGCATCAGTAGGTGGTGCTACAACTATTACTGGAGCTATATCAGGAGCATCTACATTTGCAGTTAAAGGTAATTCTTCTGTAGGTGGCACTTTAAAAGTAACAGGTAATCAAGAAAACTCAGGAACATTAGAAGCTATAGGCAATACTTCTGTAGGTGGAACACTTACAGTAACAAATACTATTATTGCTAAAGATGAAATTGGTGCAGTTGGAAATGCTTCTGTAGGTGGTACATTAACAGTTACAAATGATTATGTAGGTCTTGACAGATTTGACAATGTAGGTGCTGCATCAGTTGGTGGATCATTTGTATTAACTGGAGATATAGATGTAGCAGGTGGTATATCAGGAACAGGTACTTTAGACATTAGACAAAATGCTTCTGTAGGTGGAACATTAACAGTCACTAACAACCAAGCTAATGCAGGTACTTTAAGTGTAATAGGTGCAGCTTCAGTAGGTGGTACATTAGGTATAACTGGTAATGCTTCTATTACAGGTACTTTGGCAATAACAGATGAATTTACTTTTGCAACAGCAAATAGCACAGGTAATTTAGGTATTCTTAAAAATGCTTCAGTTGGTGGTACTTTTCATATACAAGGTAACACTTCAGCACAAGGAACATTAAATGTTAAAGGTGCTGTATCTGTAGCTTCTACTCTTGGAGTTGAAGGAGATATTACTAATGGTGCAGGAAATTTAACAATTAATCCTGCAACACAAATTGTAGAAGTAAAAGGAGATGGTTCTTCTGTAGATGGTCAAATACAACTTAATTGTAGAGATAACTCACATGGACAAAAAGTAATGGCACAACCTCATAGTGAGGGAGTCACTAATGAAATGCTTTTACCAAAGGGTGCTAACTCTACATTAGTATCTGAAGCAGGAACAGCAACTATAACTAATAAAACTTATCTTGATGTAGATGGTAATTTAAGAGCAGTTCCTAAATCTAGAAACTTAGCTACTCAATTAGGTACTGCTGCTGGTACTGATACAGGTAATTTTATAATGCTTACAGGTACAGCTTCTTCAACACAAACTTTAGTTTTAACTAAAGATGTATTTTCTGCTGGAGATATATTTACAGTACTTAATACTAATTATGGTGGAAAAACAGCAGCAGCAGTTACAACTTTTTCAGCAGCACAATTAAATACTTGTTTCGTAGCAGGAGCAGAAACGTCAACTGCTTTAGTTACATTAGCTTACAATGGAGTAGCTAGTGTATTATTTATAGATTCTTCAGCATGTGTAATTACAGGAAATGTGAGTTAACTTATGACAGGTATTCATCAACTTTTATTAACAACTTTTTCAGGTGCTGTTGATCCTATAGAAGCATCAGGTGGTAATGAAACAAAAACACTAGGGGATTTTAAATATCATGTTTTTACTGCTGCAGGTGATTTTGCAGTTACTGTAGGTGGATTAGCTAATGTAATTGCTATTGGTGCTGGTGGTAGTGGAGGTGTAAATGGTGGAGGTGGTGGTGGTGCAGGAGAAGTTGATAATTTAACTGAAGTTACTTTTGAAGCAGGTACAACTTATAAAGTTATTATTGGAGCATCTAATGCTAGTAATTCAGTATCACAGGGAGGTAGCACAATTATATCTGCTGGTGGAACTAATCTTGTAACTTGTTTAGGTGGAGGTGATGGTGGTAATCAATCTACTGACCCTGACACTAGAGCAGGTCGAGCAGGAGGCTCTGGTGGAGGAGGTGCTGGAACTGGTAATGCCAATGCTGGAGGTGCTGCTAATGGAGATAACACTAATGTAGGTGGAGCAGCTAATAGTGGTGGTCAATCATATAATGCAGGTGGTGGTGGTGGAGCTACACAAGTAGGTTCAGTTGGCCCTGATAAAGATAATTTTCATAGAGGTGGTGCAGGAGGAGAAGGTATGGCTTTAACTGCAATGGATACAGCCCTTGCATTTGCAACTTTTACTGAATTTGACGAAGCTAATTCAGGTATAGTAGCAAGTGGTGGTGGTGGTGGAGCTAATCCACAATCAGCACAAAATGCTCAAGGCCAAGCTTTACAAGGATCAGATAGAGCACAAGGAGGAACAGGTGCAGGTTTAGGTGGTGTAGGTAATGGATCTTATGCTAATGCTGGAGTAACAGCAACTAATGCAGGTTCTTTTGGATCTGGTGGAGGTGGATCAGGAGCACCTACAGAAACAGCAGGAGTGGGTAAACAAGGTTTATTAATCATAAGGTATGCAGCATCATGAAAAAATTTGGTTTAGTAGATCCTGGTACAAATATTGTACAAAATATTACTATTGCTCCTGACAATTGGGTAGCAGGTGATAATTGGTATGAATATACAGATAGTAAACCAGCAGTTATAGGAGGTACATGGAATGGTTCAGTTTTTATATTACCTAAACCTTGTAATAGTTGGATATTAGACTCTAATAATAATTGGCAAGCACCAATTACAAAACCAACATTAACAGATGTTGAAGTTGCAGAAGATAAATATTATCTTTGGTATGAAGATCAGTATCAATCTGATAATACAAAAGGATGGGTTATTGGTAATTATCAAGAACATCTTAATTTAGGAGGACAATATATTGGTTGGTAATATATAGTGAAAATAATAGACAATTATTTAGATAAAAAAGACTTTAATAAATTAAAAGATATATTTATATCTGCAAATTTTCCTTATTATTTTAATGAATATGTTTCAAAAGATAAAGAAATAACAGGACACTTTTATTTTACACATACACTATATGACAATAATTTTTCTAATAGTCAATTTGTTAATTACATTAATCCATTATTAAATAAATTAAATGCATTTGCTTTACGAAGAATAAAAATTAATTGTTATCCAAAAACTGAGAATTTAATAACACATGATAAACATCAAGATTATCCAATTAAACATAAAGGGGCTATATATTTTTTAAATACTTGTAATGGAGGAACTTATATAGAAGATAAATTTATTTCTTCTATTGAAAATAGAATTATTTTATTTGATCCATCTATATTTCATGCAAGTACAAATTGTACAAATGAACAAGCTAGATTTACTATTAACATTAATTATAAATAAGTAATGAAATTAAATTTAAAATATGTAGATAATTTACCAGTAGTAATTATAAATAATTATTTTGATAAACAAGAATATAAAAAATTAACTAATTTTATTTTTAATTTAAATCCTTATATGTGGCATACAGATTTTAAAAAATCATATGGAGCACCAGATTTTAAAAATAAAAAAATTAAACAAAATTATTCCATACAACTTGATGAGTTATATACATCTGAAGGTAGAAAACATTGTTTAATTTTTAATATAAATAGAAAACTTTTTAATGAAGAAGTAAGAGATAAATTATTAAAAGAACATAACCTTTTTAAGTATTTAAATATTTGTAATTCAGATAAGACTTTTTTAAATTACTATGAAAATAATAACTTATATGATTTTCATGTAGATATAGCATCATTAACAGCAACTTATATTTTTTTTAAAACACCAATGCATTTTACTGGAGGTGAGTTTAGTATAGAAAATAAAATAAATATTAAACCTGAAAATAATTCAATGATTATTTTTCCATCTTTTTTATTTCATAAAGTTAAAAATGTTTTAATGCCAGAAAATAAAAGAGGTAAATGTTTAGGTAGATTTTCAATGACACAATTTTGTACTTTTAAATAAAACTAATGAATACACAAACTTCTAACAAAATAACAAAGGCTTTTATAGAGTTAATTAATAAACTAAGGAAATAAGATAGATCCTCTCACACTCCTAGCAGCAGCTAATACTGCTTTTACTGTAGTAAAGAAAGTTGCTAAAGCAGCAGATGAGGCTGATGCAGTTTATAGATCTTTATCTAAGTGGGCAGGACATATAAGTGACTTACAAGAATGGATGTCACAGGAAGAAGCCAAACCTTCTATCTTTAAAAAGATTGTATATAGTAAGTCAGCAACAGCAGAAGCATTTGATACATTAGTAGCTAAGAGAAAGATTGAAGAACAAGAAAAAGAAATTAAAAGTATGTTTTATGTAGGTGCTCTTAATCACTTAGGTATTAGAGGATACAAAGAATTTATTCATCAACGTAGAGCTATAAAAGCTAAGAGAGAAAAAGAAGTATATGAACAAATTCGTAGACGTAAAGCTTTTTTTTACAATACAACAATGGGTGGATCTATAACTATAGTAGGTACATTGTTAGCAAGTATGATTTGGTTTTTAATTGATATGATTAAAGAGGCAAGTAGATAATGATTAGTTTAATACTTACTACATTAATAGTTTTTCATGGCGAGTATCAATGTAGATTAAGTTGGTACGAAGAAGATAAATGTGTATATCAATGTCAAAATAGCTATGAACAATTTACCTGGGTTATTGGGGAAACAAAAGACGGATGCCCCTTATTTAAAAAGTTTTATAAAGCACAAATGGAGTTAGTAAATGTTACCACTACTGTCTAGTATATTACCTATCGGAGAAAAGTTAATCGAAAGATTAATACCTGATAAAGATGCACAACGTAAAGCTAAACTTAAGTTAGCCTCTCTTGAAAAAGAAGGTCAACTAAAAGAAATAGAAATGATTATGGCTGATAGAGATTCAGCTAGAGCTAGAGAAACTGCTATTGCAACTAGTGAAAATGCTAGTTGGTTAAATAAATGTGTAACTCCAATACTTGCATTAGGTACAGTAGCAATGTCTTTTGCTTTATTCTTAGTAATTATATTTGCAGATGTAGATGTAAATTCAGGAGCTAAAGATATTTTGGTGTACGTCTTAGGTGCTCTAAACTCAGCTACTACAATGGTGTTAGCATATTACTTCGGAAGTAGTGTAGGTAGTAAACAAAAGTCGAATGAAATAAATGAAATACTAGAAAAGAAAGAACCAAGAATATGAGTGTAGATTGGGATAACTCTAGATATTTTAAAGCTAGTGAATTTTACTGTAGTCATACAGGTACAGAAAATATGGATCAAGATTTTATAGATAAGTTAAATCAATTAAGAGATAGCTATGGTAAACCTATGACTATTACTTCTGGGTTTAGAGATGAAACACATCCTGTAGAAGCTATGAAGAAAGATCCTAAAGGTGGAGCACATGTATCAGGTAAGGCATGTGACATACTAGTAGATAGAAAAAATGCTTTTGAATTATTATCATTAGCATTTTTAGTAGGCTTTACAGGTATAGGAGTTAACCAAAAAGGTGGCTCTAGATTTTTACATTTAGATACTATTGAAAATTCTTCATCAAGACCTAGACCAACTATCTGGAGTTATTAAATATATGGATACAGAAAATATAAAACAAACCATAGATGCATTATCTATGGTTACTGTAGTTGGAACACTTGTTGATGTATTACCTGCACTTGCTGCAATCTTTACTATTGTTTGGACAGCAATAAGAATTTATGAAACAAAGACTATACAAAAATTTATAAGATCATTTAAAAATAAAGAAGAATAACTATGGCTATTCAATCCTCTGCATTTAAAGTAAGTAAACCTTTAGCTTTATCTAAAGCACAAGACGATAAAATATTTAGAACTATATTAAAGTATAAAGGCCCACTTACTGCAATAGCTAAACAACAATTTTTAGCATCTAATCCTGCTGCTCAAGCTACATATACAGCTACTAGATCTAAGATTACTAGTAAAAGAAATGCTAGATTAGCACTAATGAGAAAAGGTGGTGTATTAAAACTATCAGGTGGAAGTTATCTTACAAATCAAAATACTACAAATCAAAATACTAAAACTGTTAAAACAGAACCTGCATTTGGATCAGATGAATATTTTATAAATAAAGGTATAGATCCTGAAGGTAAAATAGCTGAAGCAATTAAAAATGCTCCTGGTTCTAGTTATGTAGCTCCAGAAGATACTACTGATACTACAGATACTACTACTACAGATACTACAGATACTACTACTACAGATACTACAGATACTACAGATACTACAGATACTACAGATACTACAGATACTACTACTCCTACTGATACTACTACTACAACTACTCCTCCTCCTGATACTTCAAAAGATGTTAATGCAGAAAATATACAAGCTTTAGGACAAAAATATTTAGGTAGAGGATTTATTCAAAAAGGTTTAGATTATTATAGTGACTCTGCTAAAAATTTAACATTAGATGAAATTGAAAAAATGATTGCAGGTTCACCTGAAGCACTAGAATATGCAAAAAAACAAAGAGGTGTTCCTGATAAAGTAACTGCTCCTACAATTGTTGCAGAAACTGTAACAACTGACCCAAATCAACTTGCAGCATTTACAGATATAACAGGTGCAACTGCTGTAGTAACACCTACTATTGCTGCTGCTGAACAAGCTGCTACTCCTATATCAAAAGCTGCTAAAACATATACAGCAGATACTACAAAAACAGATGTTGATACAGAGTTAGCTACTCTTACTGGTAAAGAAGGAACACTATCAACGGATGCACAAGCAACTGCTGAAGAATTTACTGATCCTAAAACAACAGATGTAGGAACTCTTGCAGCAGAAACAGGTACTGCTCAAACAGTTACTGATGCTCCTACAAGAACATTAAAAGAAGGTGAGAAAGTTTCTGGATCAGCTGTAGATAATGTTGAAATAGAAAATACATTAGCTAAAATGCAGGCTGCAGAAATATTAAAATTATCTGAGGAGTCAAGTATTAAAGGACAGCTTGGTATTTTATATCAAGACTTTAATGCAAATAACCCTCCTGCATGGGCTGATGGTGCAGTAAGAACTGCAATGGCTACATTAAATGCTAGAGGTTTAGGTGCATCTAGTTTAGCTGGACAAGCAGTTGTACAAGCTGTAATGGAAAGTGCACTA